AAACCCAAATGGTATGACAGTAAACCTATCTGGTTTGGTATGGGGTTCGCCACTGTTATAATAAGCTCATGGGTTGTTTCGGCAACAACTCCGTAATTAAATTCCCTATTCTACATATTTATTAATATGTCAAGGCAACAAAAAACTATTAAGGAAATAATAAAGGAAGAGTACCAAAGGTGCTATAATGACCCAGTGCATTTTATGAAAAAGTACTGTCAAATTCAGCACCCAACAAAAGGTAGGATGCCTTTTAATCTATACCCTTTCCAAGAAAAATCTTTGGTAGATTTAAGAAAACACCAATATAATATAATTCTTAAATCTAGACAGTTAGGTATATCCACTTTATCTGCAGGATATGCTCTATGGCTTATGACATTTCATAAAGACAAAAACGTTCTTGTAATTGCTACCAAACAAGAGGTGGCCAAAAACCTTGTTACGAAGGTTAGGGAAATGCATTCAAATCTCCCTAGCTGGTTAAAAGAAAAATCAGTAGAGGATAATAAATTAAGTCTTAGATACGAAAATGGTTCACAAATTAAGGCTGTGTCTGCTGCTGGTGATGCAGGTCGTTCTGAGGCGTTATCACTACTTATAGTTGATGAGGCTGCATTTATTAAAGAGATAGATGAAATATGGGCCTCTGCTCAACAAACACTATCTACAGGTGGACAAGCTATAGTTTTATCAACACCAAATGGTGTAGGTAATTTTTTCCACAAAACCTGGACTGCAGCTGAAAATGGTGAAAATAAATTTAACACCATTAAATTGCACTGGTCATTACATCCTGAAAGAGACCAGTCTTGGAGAGATGAACAAGATGAATTACTTGGTAAGAAACTTGCGGCTCAAGAATGTGACTGTGACTTTATTTCTTCTGGAGATACTGTTGTTGACCCTGAGATTATACAATGGTATGAGCAAACACATATCACTGACCCAATTGAGAAGAGAGGTATTGACGGCAATTTCTGGATATGGGAACAGCCAAATTACGCAAGGGATTATATGGTTGTTGCTGACGTTGCTAGAGGTGATGGAGCAGATTATTCTGCTTTCCATGTTATAGATGTTGAATCAGCTTCGCAGGTTGCAGAATACAAAGGTAAATTAGGTACCAAGGAATACGGTAATTTTCTTGTGAATGTTGCAACTGAATATAATGATGCACTTCTGGTTATAGAAAATTCAAATGTAGGTTGGGCAGCAATACAACCGGCAATAGACAGAAATTATCAAAATTTATATTATACATATAGAAATGATGGTTATTCAGATTCTGATGTTTATATCAATCGTGGATATGACATGAAGGATAAATCACAAATGACTGCAGGTTTTACAACTTCTGCTAGGACAAGACCGCTTATCATAAGTAAGCTTGATATTTATTCTAGGGAGAAATCATGCGTCATTCGTTCAAAAAGATTGATTGACGAATTATTTGTTTTCATTTGGAATGGCAATAGGCCAGAGGCACAAAAAGGTTATAATGATGACCTTGTTATTAGTTGGTCAATAGGACTCTGGGTTAGAGACACGGCACTTAAACTTAGACAACAAGGAATCGAATTAAATAGAAAAGCAATTGGATTAATAGGTAAAACATCTCAAACTTCTGTATATACCAGTAATGGTTCTGGCAATAATGGTTGGAACATGAAGGTTAACGGTAGAGATGAAGATCTGCGTTGGTTGCTGTAATATAAGGTAGAATAATAATGGCGGAAGGAACTGGATTTTTTGATAGGCTTGGTAAAATATTTTCAACCAATGCTGTAATTGTAAGGTCAGGTGACAAATTAAAAGTTGTTGACTATGACAACTATCAGTCTTATGGTTTGGAAACAAATAGACCAGTTGATAGATATAATAAGCTTTTCTCAAATAGAAATGCTAATTTATGGAAACCTCAACAGAATTACCAAACAATGAGATTCGAGCTTTATAGTGATTATGAAGCTATGGACACTGACCCAATTGTTGCATCTGCCTTAGACATATATGCAGATGAGTGTACATTAAGAGATGAGTTTGGTGAGGTTCTTACAATAAAAAGTTCCAAAGAACAAATTAGAAAAGTTTTACAAAATCTTTTTTATGATGTTTTAAATATCGAATTTAATGCTTGGCCCTGGATTAGAAATTTATGTAAATACGGTGATTTCTTTTTGAAATTAGATATTACTGAGAAGATAGGTATTACAAATGTTGTACCTTTTTCGTCATATGAAATGTATAGGGAGGAAGGTTTTGACCCTGAGAATCCTGAAAAGATTATGTTTAAACATGACCCTTCTATGTCTGGTGGAGGTGGTGGAAACCTTGTTAATAGAAAAGGTGACGTACAAGAATATAATTCATATGAAATAGCACATTTCAGACTTTTGTCAGATACAAACTTTTTGCCTTATGGTAAATCAATGTTGGAGTCTGGTAGAAAAATATGGAAACAGTTGACCTTGATGGAAGATGCGATGTTAATAAATCGTATCATGAGAGCACCAGAAAGAAGAATAATAAAAATAGATATAGGTAACATTCCACCGAATGAAGTTGATGGTTATATGGAGCGTGTAATTTCAAAAATGAAAAAGGTACCATACATAAATCAGCAAACAGGAGACTATAATCTAAAGTTTAATATGGAAAATATGCTTGAGGATTATTATCTTCCAGTTAGAGGCGGAAATAGCGGTACAGAAATAGATACACTTGGTGGTTTGCAAGCAATTTCAATTGAGGATATTGAATATGTTAGAAATAGATTATTAGCATCATTTAAAGTACCCAAGGCATTTTTAGGATACGAAGAAGGTATTGAAGGTAAGGCGACATTAGCTGCTGAAGATGTTAGATTTGCAAGAACAATCGAAAGAATACAAAGAATATTTGTTTCTGAATTATATAAAATAGCAATGGTTCATTTGGCATCACAAGGTTTTGAAGATTCTGACCTTGTAGATTTTGAATTGGCATTAACAAATTCTTCCATTGTTTATGAGCAGGAAAAGATTAATCTTTGGAGTGAAAAGATTACTTTGGCTGATAATATAAAAAACTTAAAAATGATTTCAGAGGAATGGATTTATAAAAATATTTTCAACATGACTTCAGATCAAATGACAAAAGAGAGAGAAGAGGTTATACAAGACTTGATACAAGGTTATAGACAGGACCAGATTACAAATGAAGGAGTTGACCCTGCAAAAGAAACTGAACCTGTTGAGGAACCTAAAGATGAGGAAAATATGTCCGGAGAATTCGAGGAAGATGTTAATATGGGAGGTCGTCCAAAGGAAAATCAGAAAAAATATGGTTCACAAAACAATGCATTTGGAAGAGACCCTATAGGCTCTGACGCTATTGGTGTTACAAAATCAAAAAGAAGTCAATTAGCGGCAGGTGTCAAAAAGAATATAAATCTAAAAACACGTTTATTACGTGAGGATTTTAATAGAGAACAGCGAATAAATGATTCTATTAGAGATAAAGGCACAATTTTAGATGAAAAAAACATCAAAGAAGACATTTAATCGATAAGCTTTATATTTATTAATATAATTATAAAAGTACTGTATTGTATGGAAATTAACGGGAAATTTTACTAATGAGTAACATAAAACATTCTAAATTTAAGAATACAGGTATTCTTTTTGAACTATTGGTCAGACAATTGACGGCTGATGTTCTTTCTAATACCAAGTCAAAGGCTCAAGATATTATAAAGGAACATTTCAGCAAGAGAAGTGAACTTCTTAAGGAGCTGGAATTATATAATAATCTGACAAAAGAAAAGTTTTTAAATGAAGCTAAGGCAAATCATTTTATAGATGCAGTTTTAAACGCAAGAAAAAAATTAAGTAATAGTAAACTTAAAAATGAGAAATACAACTTAATAAAATCCATCAAGGAAAATTACGACATTGATTTATTTTTCAAGTCTAGTGTTGAAAATTATAAAGTTCTTGCAAGTGTTTATAAAATATTTGAGGAATATTCATCTAATGTTGATAATTCACCTCTTGATTCCGTTAAGTCAAGATATACATTGGTCGAACATATAACAAATACTCAAAGTAAAAATAAAAAAGAAACTGATATTTACAAAGAGTTTAAAAGCCAAGATAAAGATGTTAGAATAACAGCATACAAAATTTTGGTTGAAAGATTTAATCAGAAATACAGAGGTCTAAACGATGACCAAAAAAGAATATTGAGTGAATATATTAATCATATTTCCAATTCACCCAAATTAACTGAATTTGTTAAAACAGAAATTAAAACTCTGAAAACAAAATTGAAAGAATCATCAGCAAAGATTGATGATAAAGCAGTTAAAATAAAATTAAAAGAAGTTTCAAATATTTTAAATACGGTTTATAAAAAACAGAAGATGGAAGATTCAGATGTTTTAACCATAATGAGATACTATGAACTTACAGAGGAGTTAGCCAATGTCTAATAAAAAGATTGAAAACATTGATGAATTATTAGATGAATTAGAAAAAGAGGTTGAAGAGGCTTCTGTTTCAGCAGGTGCTGGTCCCTATAATACAAAATATGCTTTTTCCGGTAAAAAGAAAAAAGATAAAAAAGAATATGAAAAGGTTGCAGGCTATACAGAATCAAAAGAAGTTAGCCTTTTCAAGAAAATAATGTTAGGTGAAGGTTCCTATAGGGAATACAAAAAAGACGAAACAATTTCAAATAAGAAAAAAGTGAATCTTGCTATTAAGGAAGTTTCCAGAATGATGTTTGAAATAGAAAAAATCGTTAACCAAAACATTAAACTTAAAACAGAGACTGGAATAGATTCAGATAAATATTGGAAATCTACACATTCCAGGCTTAATAAGATAAGTGAAAGAATGATTAAGGTGTCGAATAAAATTAAAAATTTGAGACAATAATGGATAAAAAACTATTCGAAGATATAGACGAAAAGGATATTGCTATTATTAGACAAATAATTCGAGACGAAATAGCAAATATGTATTTTCAACTTTATAGAAAAAGAGCAGTTTGGAGTAAATAATGAAACAATTATTAATAGATTATTGCACCTTTGAATTAACACCACAGCAACTTAATGAAGCCGAATCCAGAGGTGATGGTAGAGTAATTGTAACAGGTGTGCTTCAAAGAGCAGATGCAAAAAACCATAATGGTAGAATATATCCTTATCAAACTTTGATGAGAGAGGCTGACAAATATTCTAAAACACAGATAAAAGAAAAAAGAGCATTAGGTGAATTAGACCACCCTGATTCTTCAGTTGTCAACTTAAATAATGTTTCACATAATATTTTAGGTATTAAATGGAAAGGTAAAGATTTAATTGGTGAGGTCGAAATTCTTTGTGATAGACCAGGCCCGAATGGAACTACAGTTAAAGGTACACCTTCCGGAAATATTCTTAAATCTTTACTTTATCATGGAATTGCATTAGGTATTAGTTCCAGAGGTATGGGAAGTGTTAAAGAATTGAATGAAGGAGTTTTGGAGGTTCAAGACGATTTCGAATTAATTTGCTGGGATTTTGTTTCTAATCCATCTACACATGGTGCATTCATGTACCCCAAAACATCTGTATCTGGAATGAACGAAGGGTTAATTAGTGAAGGCATTAATAAAAAACATGCCGAAAACAAATATAAAAATATTGAGAAAATTATTACTGAAATAATTTGCGAAACAAAAGGCGTTTGTCCTTGTATACCAGGAGTAAACAAAAAATGAAAAAATTTAGTTTAAAACAAATAATCGATATCACATCTAACAAAAATACAGGTGATGATGTATCATTTAATAACAAGCCTGATGTGAAAGGTTTAGTAAATGAAGCATTTGAAAATGTAACACCTTATAGTGATATAGCAAATACTAATCAAAGGCCTATTACCGAAGAGGAAATTGCAAAGTTAACAAATGAAATAAGTTCAGCTTCAATGAAAAGAATGCAAGGACTTGTTAAAATTAATGATATTAAATCTTTAAGAAAAGTTGTTGGTTCGATAGCAGATGATATGGAGGACGAAGGGTTTGAGGCCGACGAAACAAGAGATTTTATTTTAAAATACGTTGATGCAGTATTAAGGAATTACTAATATGAAACTTAGAGATATACTATCAGAATCATTTTCTGCAAATAAAGCAGATGATAAAACAATCAATGAAAATTTTGAATTATTATTTGAATCTACCTTTAAAATGGTGTTGGCTGAAGGTTTCCCAAAACATTTTATTGGTTTACAGCCAAGAGATAAGGATTATATTTCTAGAGTCTACAGTGTAGGTCCTAAATCCAAAGAAACAAAAATTGATGCAAAACAAGGCACCAAAAAACCTTATAATGACCAATTGTTAATTTGGGTTGATGGTAATGATGAAATAATTGGTTGGGGAGTTGGTGCAAATGTTACCGATGAAAGACGAAAAAGTTATTGGAGACGCCAACCAGGAGCATCTAGAAAACAAATGCAGGACTATGCTATTAGTTCCGGTGGATATGCCGTAGCTATTTCTAAAGATGATTCACTTGCAAAACTTAGAAAAGACCGTTCCGACGCAAAATCAGGGAGTGACCTTGATTGGCAGGACCCACAAGAAAAAGTTTTTCAAAAACGTGCCAAAGATTATTTGGATAAAAAATCGAAGGTTTTAGAAGCTGCAGGTAAAAAGGAAATTGCAATTCTTAAAAAAGCATTTAATGACTATATGGACAATTTAGTTGAACCATTAAAAAAAGGTGATTTATATGGTGTTAGTGATATCATTGATATGAGTGGAAGGTCATATAAAGCACACAGTAAAGAAAGCTTTGCAACAATTAGAGCTGCGGCAGATCGTTTGGCAAAAATTGGCCATGTATTTTGGCAAATGAGATCGTGGACAGGCCAAATAAGAAATGCATCTGACTTAAACAGATTAGTTAATGATGTTGATAAAGCATTACAGGGGTAATAAAATGAAACTTAAAAAATTATTAGAATCGATTGAAAGAGAATCAAAACAGCCAAAGATTAATGAGACTAAAAAAGCCTTTTTTAATGCTATTAGAGAATTTTCATCTACAACCAACGAGGTATATAGTTCAAGAAAATTAAAGGAGCTTTCCAAAAAAATAGGTTCATTGGCTGAAATGGCTGAAAGGATTACATTATCTGAAACTGATGGTTGGTTTGACCAGGTATCTGTAAAAAGAGATATGAAATCAATTAAAGAGGCAGCTAAAATATTTTCTCAAACATGCGAAGAAATGTCAACATTGCAACAAAGATTAGAATCTGCTTATGAAGATGTTGGTGTTAAATTAGGAAAATATTATGACCTTTCAGAAGCTATGGACCCTGTTGGTCAAGAAGATGGTGACATCGATAATGATGGTGACGAAGATGAAACAGATGAATATTTGGCAAATAGAAGAAAAGCTATTTCAAAAGCCATCAAAAACGAATCAGTAAAAGCCTCTGATTTAAGTTCAGTAAGTAAAGCAAGAGCTACATCTGAATTAAAACAAAAAATCAAAGGTAAAAGAGCTGATGGTTTAGGTGAATATACTGGAGCTATTTATGGAATTGATGATTCTGGTGAAGCTCATGAAATTAGAACTATTGATAGTATAAATAAATATAAAAGGTTTGGACTTGGTGAATCTCGATTAAACGAATCTCAATTTATGTCTAAACCAGAAATAAACAAAGTCCTTAAAGGGTTAGGCTTTGGACTTATTAAAATGAAAATTAACATGTATCAAAGTAAAACTTATCCTTCTAAACAGCAAGGTATAAGAGGAGGTTCAGTAGGACCAATGACAGCAACGAGCGCCCACTTAAACCATAACAGAGAAGCTCTGAATAAAGTTAAAGATAAGCTAGAGAGTATCGGTGGTAGAGTTGAAGAAACACGTGCGGACTTGACTGTTGCCTTTCCTTCTAAAAAGGGTGAACTAGTCTATAATTTTTTATGGAGCTTATATCCTACTTATGCAGGTAATGATTATGACCCTAGCTATAAAACATATTGGCTAACATATACAGTAGCAGAAAGAAAACCTGCAGCAAAGGTTTAGATGAAATTTCCTACATACGAAGACTTTAAGAAAAGCCCTATGACTGCAATTGCTTTCGCTGCTCTTGTGGTTGTAGGGTATCTTTATATGGACCTTAAGTCTGCTCAGTTAACATTGATTGATTCTCATAAACAACAATTCAAGGAATATGTAGAAGACTGTGCAAGAAGAGAGCAATCACAAAATAAAGAAATAAAGGCATTAAGAGAAGACCTTTCAAGATTACAGGATAAGTTCCTAAAAATGGTTGAAATCTCAAACAACAAATAAAGGTAAAATGAAAAATAAAGTTTTTATACTATCTGCAATTGTTTTGTTATCATGTGGCAAAAAAGAAGAAAAACAATCAACTGAAGATTTAATATACACACACGAGGCTGATACTCAGAATTACCATATAAAAGAGTTGGATAAGATATTGAGTCTAGGTGATTCAGCAATGAAAAATATTGAGCAGAAAAAACAAAATATGAAAAAGGTCAATGACCGAATGTCACATCAAGTAGAAAATGCTCAACATTTGGTTGATATCTATAGAGATAGTATATGTAAAATGGAAAATAAATCAAATACGTGTGACAAATGTATTGAAATGCAGAAAAGAAATATCGTAATAAAAGATTCCTTCATATATAATATTAGTTACATCGATACCTCAGTATATTTAATAGATACAATATACGATACAATTATTATACCTAAAAAGGTTGATAAAAAAAGATTGAAAAAAAATGAAAAATAATTGCTAAAATATTTCTCTATATCAAATATTTTTAGTATATTAGTACCATATTTATTAACCAAAAATTATTTCTATGGCTAGAAGTTTTAAAGGTGGTGGAAACCACGGTGGTAAAATCCACAAAAAGAAAAGGGTACGTAGATCCGCTGAGGATTTTGTTTTACCCGGAAGTTTAGGTGTAAATGTACCAGGCAATCAACCAGGTGACTTGGAATCTGCTTTAAGGAAATTCAAGAAAATGGTAAAGGAGGCTGGAATTGTCTACGAAATTAAAAGTAGAAAGGAGTACACAAAGCCTACAACGAAGAGAAGAGCAGAGAAAAAATCTGCAATTAGAACAAATCAAAAAATGTTAAGGGAAGGGGGTGATTTTTAGAAGTTTATCTTCATAACCTTAACATATGTTAAAAAGGTGTAAAATTTTACACATAAGAGGTCTCCTATTTTTAGGAGGCCTTTTTTTATTCTTTTTTTTAAATAATTTGTCATTTTTTTTATGTCATTTTGACATTTTAACTTAGCTGCGTTATATTTATATTCAAATACATCATTTCCTATATGATGTCAAATTAATTATATTATCTATTGCAGTTTAAATAACTGTATTTCCAAACTAAATATTTGAGGAGTTCTAAATGGACAAAAAATTAAAGGAAGCTATTGCTGACGCAAAGACTGTTAGAGAAACGGCTTTGGCTCAAGCTAAACTTGCTTTGGAAGAAACATTCTCTCCACAACTCAAATCTATGATTTCTGCAAGATTACAACAAGAAGAAATCGATGATGAAGAGGAAGTCGAAGAGGAAGTTCCAGCAATGGATGCGGAAGTTGAAGACGAAGTATTTGCAGACGACGAGATAGCAATGGACGACGAATTGGAAGACGAATTAGAGGCTGAAGAAGAATTTGAGGCTGAAGAGGAGTTGGAAGATGAAGATGAGCTAGAATTAGAAGCAATCATTAGAGAATTGGAATCTGAAGACGAAGATGAAGAAACTTATTCTGAAGGTGAAGAGGAAGAAGACGAAGTTAAAGAATCTTACGATGAAGAAGAATCTGAAGAAGAAATCGATCTTGAGGAAATTATCCGTTCACTGAGAGAAGAGGAAGAAGACGAAGCTGAAGAGGAAGAGGAAGCTATGGTACCGGAATCTTTATATAAAGAGGCATTGGAAACTGTTGCTAAACTAAGAAGTACTCTTAATGAAGTTAATGTTCTTAACGCTAAATTGTTGTATGCTAATAAATTATTCAGAACATACAATTTAAATGAATCTGTTAAAGCGAAAATTATTGAGGCTATTGATAGAGCTGAATCAGTTAGAGAAATCAAATTGGTTTACTCAACATTGGCTGAAAACTTTAAAGGTTCAGTAGAAAAGAACAATAATAAAACTACAATTAAAGAGGGATTTGCATCAAAGGCTCAACCTTCGACAAAACCAAGTAAAGAAATCATTACTGAAGCAAATGCACAAGTAAATAGATTTCAGAAATTGGCAGGTATTAAAAAGTAATTTATAAATTTTTTTAAATTTTTGGAGAAACAAAAATGGAAGTTAAAAATCTTTTAACTGATGCTAATGAAACTTACAGACAGCAAATCTCTGAGACAAGAGCTTTGGTAAATAAGTGGAATAGCACGGGTCTTCTTGAAGGAATCAACAAAGAATATGACCAACATGGTATGGCAGTTCTTTTAGAAAACCAAGCAAGACAATTAATTCAAGAGGCATCAAGAACTGGTGGACAAAACTCAGAAGAATGGTCAGGCGTTGCTTTACCATTAGTAAGAAGAGTATTCGCTGAAATTTCTGCAAAGGATTTCGTATCTGTTCAACCAATGAACTTGCCTTCAGGTCTAGTATTTTACTTAGACTTTAAATATGGTACTACTCAAAACGGATTTACTTCTGGTACTGATGTAATGGGTAATACATCTAGTTCATCTGTACCTACTGGTGGTCTTTATGGTCCTGGTAAACAGGCTTACTCAAGTAAGAAACAAGGTTACACTGCAGCATCTACAAATCCAACTGTAACTACAGCTTCTTGGGCAGATGTAAATTATGATTCAGATTTATCTGCGTCTATTGCAACTGGTTTAGCTGGTGATGTTGGTCTTAAGAAAGTTGTATTAAACTCTGCTAAATCTGATTTCGATGCTGATATCGATTTCTTAGGTGCTAGAGCTTTCCAAATTTCTGGTTCAACTATTACTATTCACCAATTCTATCCAGCATTCACTGTAGGTGATGCTTCAGCTAACACTGTAACATTTATTGTTTCAGCTTCTGCTCACTCTGCAACTGCTGCTAACTACCACTTAGAATATCAATTGAATCCTTCAACTGCATACGATAGAGGTGACTTCGAGCAAACTTCTGCTGGATTCTCTGCTAACCCTGAAACAGATTTAGCAATTCCAGAAATCAATGTAGAATTAAGAAGTGAAGCAATCATTGCGAAGACTAAAAAGTTAAAAGCTGCTTGGTCTCCTGAATTCGCTCAAGATTTAAATGCTTACCATTCAATCGATGCTGAAGCTGAATTAACTTCTATGTTATCTGAGTATATTTCAATGGAAATCGACTTAGAAATTTTAGAAATGTTAATGGAAGATGCTTTACATTCAGATGTTTGGTCTGCTAGAATCGCGAAGCGATACAATGGTGGTACTGCTGGTACTGAGGCTGATTTCTCAGCTGAAGATGCTCCACTTGGTGGATCTGCATTAGCTTACACTCAAAACTCTTGGTTCCAAACTTTAGGTACTAAGGTTCAAAAATTATCAAACAGAATCCATACTTCAACAATGAGAGGTGGAGCTAATTTCTTAGTTGCTTCTCCAGATGTATGTACTATCTTAGAATCAATTCCAGGATACGCTGCAGATACTGATGGTAATAAATTTGAATTTGCAATGGGTGTTCAAAAAGCTGGTTTATTAAACAGTAGATTCCAAGTTTATAAGAATCCATACATGCAAGAGAACACAATCCTTATGGGATTCAGAGGTAGCCAATTCTTAGAAACTGGTGCAGTTTATGCTCCTTATGTTCCTTTGATTATGACTCCTTTAGTTCTTGACCCTAAGAACTTTACACCAAGAAAAGGTGTGATGACAAGATATGCTAAGAAAATGGTTCGTAAAGAATTCTTCGGAAAAATTTACGTTAACGATTTAAACTTAGTTTAATCTTAGGTTAATAATCTTATCTAATAAGGGCTGGCTTTTGCTGGCCCTTTTTAGTGTTAATAAAATTGTTAATAACTTTTTGAAAAATAAACTTTAAAAAATTTCTTTTTATCAAATAAAATGCCTATATTAGTAGTATACTAATAGGAAATGATAACAACAAAAATTAATGGTTATGATGACAGCTACTACAACTCCGGAAACTTTTTCAACTACTAACTTTGGAACTAGCGATTTTATGGACCGCATTCGCAAGGAGGTAATTATTACATATTCTCCTGAATTGAGGAGAGAGGTATCTCAAGCGATCGATGCTCAGGCAGAGGCATTAGCTACCGAGGATAAAAGTAAATGGGAGTGGATTAGAGATTTATATGACTCAATGAAGATTGAGGTACCTATGAAGAACATTTCCTTCAGACAGGCTCAGGTAATTGCTGAACCTTGGAGAATGGCTAATCCTAAAGGGTTTGCCAACATAATTGAAAAGGAATCGAATTCCTTTATTGGTAATACTACCTGGGAGGACCAGATGAATATGTTTTGGGGATACGAAACATTTACTCCCGAAGGAGAGGCTGCAGCTTTTGCAAGGAATGAAGAGGCAAAGGCTTTAGGTATACCTGGACCAAGCTGGGAATAAAAATTCCAAAAAAAATGTTAAAAAATTTCTCTATATCAAAAATTATTGTTATATTAGCTATAGGAAATTAAAGGATAACATAACTATTAAACAGCTTATATTATGGCAACTACAGATTATACATCAGACAAATTCGTAATTGGTTTCACTAATAAATACTTCACATTGTGGAGTTATGAACTTCAACCTCTATATTCTACCCTGATGACTGCTGCAGGTGAACAGCACTTTAAGTCAGGTGAACAGCATATCTTTCGCTATATCAAAAACATTTCTATGGACGAGTCTAAGGCTCGTGAACAATATCCTGAATTAAATATTAATCCTGACCTTAGAGGGAAGGAAAGAGAATATTCGTGGTCTAGTGGTTATGGTGGTCGTACAGAATATGCACCAGAACTGTTACATAGAGGACGTCATACAGGTGCAGCTATTGCCAGTTTCGAAGATGCCAGCTATCTTGCTTGGTTCGCAGATGAATATGGAAATGGCGATCCAGAAAGACAGGCCTTAATTGAAAGTCGTCTTAATGAGTTAAAATGGTTTAAGTATAAAGGTTATAGATGGATGCCAGAGGCTAAATACAACGAACTGGTTCAACGTGACCAAGCCAAATCAGATATGTTGGCTCAGTTTGCAGATGGTGGTCAATTAACTGTTCAGTTTGAGCGAAATCTAGATGGTATAGGTTGTTATAAACATAACGGTGTTGAAATCTTTTTTTCTAATATTAAGAAAATGTCGTATAGCGGTTATGCATATGCCTTGCCTGAAGTTAAAGGTCGAGGTAAAAAGATTAAAGGTAAAACATTGCAGTTAACAGTTAAAACAGGTCAATATGAACGTGCTAATGAATATGGTGATGTTTATACTGGTCAAGCTCTTATTGTTGAAGATTTCGTTATTGAATAACAATCATTTTAAATATTTAATATAACAGCCGGCTTTGACCGGCTTTTTTGGTTTATTATCGTTTGAACTGATATTTATAAATGTAATTCTGTATAAAACAATAAGGAGACAAATATGGCAAACATACCAATTTGGGATGATAATCCAGGAGCTATTAGTGGGGCAACGCCTTTTGGTTATTATGATACTGAATCTGATTTCCAAGCTGATGGTCCTAAAGTTGCAAAATGGTGTGCCAGAAGATTAGGATATCCGGTAGTAGATATTGAATTACAATCAGGTTCATTTTATGCATGTTTTGAAGAGGCTATTAATGAATATTCAGCAATAGTAAATAATTGGAATATTCGTGATAATATGCTCAGTATACAAGGAGCATCAACAGGTTCATCATTTACAGGTGTTAATTTACAGGAAAATTTAGGTAGAATAATACAATTGGCTGAATCTTATGGAAGTGAAGTAGGTTCAGGTGGTACTGTTGATTGGAAAACAGGATATATTGAAACTTCAGCTAGTTTACAAGAATACGATTTAGATACACTGTGGACTCAGGTTTCTGAAAGTGGAAATACCATTGAAATAAAAAGAGTTTTTCATCAAAATGACCCTGCAATTGTA